AAGGAGGTTTATAAAAAACAATGCAAATTTTTCTAGACACTGCAGACACCGAAGTTATCAAAAAGCATACTGAGACTGGCCTCATTGATGGTGTAACAACTAATCCATCTCTCATTATGAAATCTGGACGAAATCCATATGATGTATATCAAGAAATTAAGGATCTTGGAATTCGTGATATCAGTATGGAGGTCATGGGAACTTCAGATGATATGATTTCTGAAGGTATGAGGCTTCATGAACAGTTTGGACATTGTAGTACTATTAAAGTGCCTCTTACCAGAGATGGTTTGCTTGCATGTAAACAACTTTACAACAATGGTGTAAATGTCAATGTAACTCTTATTTTCTCTGCAGCACAAGCAATTCTTGCCGCGAACGCTGGTGCTAAATATGTTTCTCCTTTTGTTGGTAGATTGGATGATCAATCGGTAGCAGGACTTGAGGTGGTTAGATCTATTTCTGAGATCTATCGTATTCATGGATGTCCAACTCAGGTGCTGGCAGCATCTATCCGTAGTGTTCAACGTGCTGTACGTTCATGGTATAATGGTGCTAGTGTTGTAACAATGCCACCAAAAATCTTTGAGCAAATGTATGATCATATCTTGACTGATAAAGGTCTTGAAATTTTTGATCGTGATGCAGCTCTCATAAAGGGTAATCAGTGAACACAATTTATTACTACTATCTAATAGTAACTGTATTTTCTTTTATATTATATCTTTGGATTACAAATCCAGATTCTATTCATCTTGCATACCTAAGAATAAGATTATTGTATATAAATTTGAGAAGGTTTGGTATTTTAATACGATTATATCCAAGAATTAAATGGGATCAATATATATTAAAGAGAAATCAAAAACAAAAATGATTAGTTCATCTTTTGCTGAAGGTCTCAATGTAGAATATAAAAATTGTAATGGAGTTATCAGATTTGTGTCTGAGTTTTATCTAACAATTTGTATTCAAGTTAATTCTGATAGGTCAAGAGATGTATGTTTAGTTGTCCCACCATATGAGTGGGACAATATAAAATTAAATAAAGAATCTAGAAAATAAAAACAGGTATTAAAATGACTGATAAAGACAAATGGAATAGAGGATTAGATTTATTCATTGAGAGTGTGCATAAGCCAGATTCTAAACTTCGTGGATGTGCTCATAATCAAGAGTGTTATCATGAACTTATGTGGGTGCGTGAAAATGTTCTTAAATATCTTGAAACTCTAAGGCACCATTAAAGATGGAAAAAACAGCAGTAATTTATTCAAATAAAAGTCAAGAATGTGAACGCATGGCATTGCTTTTAAAAGCATTAGGTGGTGACTTTCATGAATATGTTCTTGGAGTAAATTTTACTGATAAACAATTCCGAATGGAATTTGGATTAGAAGCAACATACCCACAAGTTTCTATTGGAAACAAGCATATTGGAAACATGAAAGAAACACTTCAGTATATGAAAATCAATAATCTTTTTGATCATGGGAATGTTTGACGAGATACGTAACGATTACAAACCATTAGGTGTAGAGTTTCAAGGAGATCTACAGACAAAAGATCTTGATAATTTGATGGATAGATATTATCTTGATCCATCTGGTCAATTATATTTGATTGATTATTCAGGAACACAAGATTTTTCAGTTAATGAAGAAAGTGAGTTCCCACTGCTAAATTATGCTCCTAACGGGAGTCGTGGAAAAGTGATGGCTTGCGATTTTACTGGTTCTGTGGTAGTATATCCAAGTAAATGGGAAGGAAACTGGGAAGAACTACCTGAAGCATGTATTATTTTTGTGGAAGGTAGAATTCAAGATTTTTATCATGGAAAACATTTTCAAATTGGCAATAGAGGTCGCAAAGCAATCCCCTTCAAAAAAGAAGGTGGGTGCGGTTCTTTTAAAAAAGAATCGTGTGATTGCAACTGCGGTAAATCTTGAACGAAAGACTCATCCTATTCAGGCATTTTGGGCAGAAAAAGTAGGTCGTCCCGAAAAAATATTTCTTCATGCAGAACTTAGTGCTTTAATTAAAGCAAAAGAAAAAGCTGATAAAATTGTTGTTGCAAGACTTGGTGGACTGGATTATACTGAATTACGAATGTCTAAACCTTGTCCAGTATGTTCTGCCTATTTACATGATTGTGGAGTAGAACATATTTACTACAGTATTACAAATAATAAATTCACTTATGAGTATTGGGAGAAATAAATGACCGAAGAATTTCACATCTATTCAAAACTTGGATGCAGTCATTGTAAATCACTAAAACAAGTTTTTATATTAAAAAATATTCCTTTTAAAGAATATAGATATCCAGAAGATTTTAAAGATAAATTTTTTAAAGATTTATTTGGGAGAACTGCAACTTTTCCTCAAGTTATTCATAATGGAATTAAGATTGGAGGAGCAAGTGACACACTCAAATTCATGAAAGAAAATGAAATTATTTAATACTAAATAATTACAGTTGCAAGTTGGAGGTGAATATAAGTTTCTAAATTCATTATTTAAATTTTTTAGGGTTAGGAGAAAAAGATGCTCGCAACTACACTTACTTTCGCTTCACTATTCAGTATAGGAGCTTTAATATTAGGTTTTATGTTAGGATGGTTTGCAAATACTTATTATGATGATTATATTGAACGCATATCTACTCCAGAATTGCACCCAGAAATGTATGATGAGGAAGGAAATTTAATTCATTCTCGATTACTATCAGTCAGTTTTGACCCTCAGTCAATTTTTGACTATGATGATGACGATTAAATACTAGTAAACAATTTATTTTTTACAATGGCTAAATTACCGAATAATCCACTTATTAGTGAAGTATTGCAAGCAGTTTCAAGTGCTAAAACTAAATCTGAAAAGATTAAACTTCTAAGAGAACATTCATCACCTGCTCTTCAGGGGTTGTTGATTTGGAACTTTGATGATACTGCTAAAAGTGCTCTACCTGTAGGAGATGTTCCATATACTCCCTCAGAAGCTCCTGCTGGAAGTGAATATCATACGAGACTATCAGGAGAGTATAGAAAGTTCTATCATTTCATTCAAGGGGCTTCGCAAATCAAGCAAACGCAGAGAGAAACTGTTTTTATCTCTATGCTTGAGTCATTACATAAGGATGAAGCAGAGGTCCTTTGTCTTACCAAAGATGGAAATCTTGGACAAAAATATAGAATTACTCATAACACTGTAAAAGAGGCATATCCAGATATCGTTTGGGGAAATAGGGGTTAATGAAAATAAGAATTCTTAATGAAGATTGTGATCCATCTCTAGCTTCAGATTTATCTCTACCAACCAATTCTTTTTTGGTTCAATACACTGAAGATGATACTTCTAAATTTGATATTGTAATGTCTAATAAAAAAGTAGATATCTTTGATCACTATTGGGACAAATATAAAAGTAATTTAAATAATATTACTCAAACTGAAGGAAAGAAAAATCCAAAACTTTATGACCCAAATCCCAAAAAGGAAAAGTGATTTCAAAAAAGAGGGAAAAAAATTCCCCAAAATTTTTGGTCAAAAAGGTCGATCATAAAAGTGTAACATATGTTACATTACTACTTGACTAAATAGGACTGATGGTATAAAATATACCTGTCGTTCATCCTCCTTGGAGGACGCAAGTAAGTCGCGGAACGGAGCGTTCATCCCATGATTGAATTTGTTTTAGCTGGTGTACTGAACTGTAATGATGCCAAAGCACTAGTTGCTAAGGTATCAAAAGATGGTACTGTTTCTGAAATTGTCCGAAAGGAACTTAAAGAAACAATAAAATCTGTTCATCCAGAATGTAAGTGGGACGCAAACGGCTGAAGGAACGGGAAACGGATCCTGCTACGGCAGAGAAGGTTAAACACACCCATTTCTTTAGGAGTCACTAAAATGAACACGCTTACTATCATCAAAAATCAGATCGAGAAAGCAGCACGTCTACATGATGCTCAAATCCATATCACTAAGTATCGTGGAGTTGAGTGCAATGTAAGAGAAGTTCCAGAGGAAACTCATGGTACTTTCTGCTATCGTGGTCGCACTTATACAAAGTGAAACATCAAGAGAGGTTAACAAACCTCTCTTTTTTTGTACTTATGTAAAAAACACATATAACTTCATAAAGTTAGCATACCCTGACTAGATATTATAGAGTTAAGAGGTGATTAATGAAAGAAATCATTATTATGAGTTTTTTACATGGAGGAATTTATGCACAACATTATCTCTCGCAATCAGTTAGCAGATTGGGTGAGTTTGGGTCAAAGTTTAGATCAATCAAATGATGAATTAGATCTTGTTAACGACTATTTTGATTGTTTGATTGAATGCGAAGAAGATCAAGGAACGTGTAAAAAAATTTGCAGGAGGTTGCTAAATTAGTCTAAATGGGAGGTTGACACCCTCC